ATATCGAGCGCGCGGCGGAAGCGGCCATCCACAACGAAGCGCGAGCCCGGTTCCTGGCTACGGGGCTCGCCATGTTGTCCAAGTCCCCGATACCCGCAGCGCAACTCAACAGGGCAGCGAAGCAAGCTGCCGAGAACACGATCGCGTCCCGCAAAGTGCGCGACCTGCGCCCCGCGCAATACGAGCGGGCGGAAACCAAGGCGAACAAGGAAGCCATTAAACTGGCACCGAAAGACCCGAAAGGCGCAATGGAAGCCCAGCGTGCCGCACTCCTGAACAACCGGCTGGCGAAGGCTTCCGGCGAAGCCGTAGCCGAAGTGGAAAAAATCCTCCGGTACGTGGAGAAGTTCAACACCGAAGGCACGCGGAAAGCCCTTGATCTTGAGTACCTGGAACAGATCGACGACCTGCTACGCCCGTTTGATTTCCGCAAAGGCCAAAGCCTGAAGCAGATCGACAAGCGGCAAAGCCTGGCCGACTGGATAGACGCACAGGAAGCAATGGGTTTCGAACCGGCTATCGATCCCGCCTTGATGGACGAAGCGAAACTCAAGTCGTACAAGAACATGACCCTGGAAGAACTCCGGGGACTGGTGGACAGCATCAAGCAAATCGAACACCTTGGACGGTTGAAACGCAAACTGTTATTGGCGAAAGACCAGCGGGAATTCGACGAGATCGTGGCGGAAGGTATCAGTGCCATTCACGATAACGCGAACCGTACGGTGGAAGAGAAGGCAACCCCGACCGACGCGATAGGAATAGCGGGCAAATGGTGGCGGCAAATGACCGCCGACCACCGGAAGTTTGCTTCCATCATGCGGGAAATGGACGGGGGCAAGGACAACGGGTTCATGTTCAATCGGTTCCTGCGCACGATGAACGAGTCCGGGGACAGCGAAACGCAAATGAAAGCCGAAGCCACCGAAGCACTGGCGAAGCTATTCAAAGCGATCGACAAGAACCCGGTACCGGGGAACCTGTACGCCAAAAAGCGAGTAGTGCCCGGAACGAATCTAAGCATGACCCACGAACAGCGAATCATGTTCGCGATGAACTGGGGCAACGAAGGCAACCGCCAACGCCTGTTGGACGGTGGGTTATCCGGGAACCGTGCCATATCCCTGCCACAAGCGCAAGCAGTGCTCGACACTCTCACGAAAGAGGAATGGGATTTCGTTCAAGGCGTTTGGGATTTCATAGCCGAATACAAGCCGCAAGTGGCCGCCCTGGAACGGCGTATAACAGGCGTAGAACCGAAGTGGATAGACCCGGCACCCATCAATACCAAGTACGGCACATACCGCGGCGGTTACTTCCCGGTCAAGTACGATACGGAACTGTCTTCCCGTTCGGAATCCCTGGAAGCGGCTACCGATTTGCGGATGGGAATGAAAGGCGCGTTCAACAGTGCGGCGACCCGTTCAGGCTTCACGAAAGCGCGTGCGGATCAGGTTATCAACCGTCCCATACTCTTGAGTTACAACGCGATCAGCCAGCACGTGAGCGAGGTTACGCACCGCCTGGCATGGCAGGAATGGCTAATCGATACGAACCGCCTACTGAAAGCCTTGGACAATCCCATCCGCGAACACTACGGTGCTGAGATATTGCGCACGTTGCGCGATACCGTGGTGGACATAGCAGCGGGCGACGCCCCGGCGAAGAACGGCACGGAAACCGCAATCAACCGTTTGCGGGTCGGGTCTACCGTAGTGGGTATGGGTTGGCGTGTGACTACCGCATTGCTCCAACCGTCCGGGCTCGCGCAAAGCTGGGTGCGTGTCGGCGGCAAGTACATCGCTCGAGGAGTGTATCAGTTCACCAAGTCCCCAATCACCAGCGGGGAATTCGTGAACGGCAAATCGAAAATGATGGTTGACCGTGGCCGGACCATGCAGCGGGAAATAAACGAAGTCCTGAACACGGTTCGCGCAGGCGATAAGGTATCCGCGTTCAAGGCGAGCTATTTCATGCTCATCGGCAAGATGCAGCGGGCGGTGGATATCCCCACATGGTTGGGTGCGTACGAGAAAGCCACCGATCAATTGAAGCTGCAGAATGCGGCCACAGCGGACGAGCGCAAGGCGATTGAAGAACAGGCCGCCGCGCTTGCCGACCAAGCAGTGCTCGATTCCCAATCCGGTGGGCAGTTGAAGGATCTCGCCAAGGTACAGCGGGGGAGTCCGCTACAGAAGATTTTCACGAATTTCTATTCGTACTTTTCAGCAACGTATAACCTGAACGTGGAAGCGGTCCGGCGTACCGATTTCAAATCGCCGTCGCAAGTAGCCATGCTCGCCACCGATATGGTACTGCTCAACAGCGTGCCGGTACTGTTCTCGGTTGCTTTGAAGGAATTGCTGAAAGGGGAATGCGGCGACGATCTGGAATGCCTAGGTAAGAAACTGGGGCATGAACAATTGAGCTTCCTGTTCGGGCAAATGGTGCTACTCCGGGAAGCCGGCACGGCGATCGATGTCGCGGCCGGGGGACAGGGGTTCGGGTACCAGGGGCCGGCGGGCTTGCGGTTCTTCGGCGACCTTTACAAACTGGGGCAGCAAACGAACCAAGCCGACGCGGATATGGCGTTCTTCAAATCCGCCAACAACGTGGCGGGTGCCCTGCTCCACTACCCCGCAGGACAGATAAATGCGACAGTGGAAGGTATCATGGCGATAGAACAGGGTAAGGTGGAAGGAATGGGAATACTCCCCGCACTGATCGCGGGGCCGCCGAAGAAATAGTACGACTTACGGTTACACAAAAAGTAACCTGTATTGATATTTGAATAGAAACGGCATATAGTTCCTTAAATCAGAAGGGACTATATGACGACAACGCAAGACCGCATACAGGGACTCATCGGTGACTTGGGGGTGAAGCCCCCTGTTCGTGTCGCCACTACCGCAGCAATTACCCTTTCCGGTGAACAGACTATCGACGGCGTGGCAGTTGTCGCCGAAGATCGCGTCCTGGTCAAAGACCAGTCAGACACAACCACAAACGGCATTTACTACTGTCAGGCGTCTACCTGGGTACGGGCACCAGACTTTGACGGTACACGGGACGCATTACAAGGCACGCTTGTAGTAGTCGCTGTAGGAACCGCTAATGCCGGAACGATCTGGCGACTCACAACGGCCAGCCCGGTAATCGGCACGTCCAATCTTACTTTCTCCCTTTTCCCGATCTCCGCTTCGGCATTCGTTCAAACCCTGCTCGATGACAGCACAGCGGGGGCGTTCCTTACCACCTTAGGCGTAAGCGCGTTCATACAAACCCTCCTGAACGACGCTGACGCGGCAACCGCTCTCAGCACCCTGGGCGTATCTTCGTTCGCACAAACCCTCCTGGACGATCTAAACGCAGCGGCAGCCCGCGCAACGCTTGACGCGGCGAGCGTATCAGCTACCGAAAATATTACCGGGGTCAAGACATTTACCAATGGTGCAAACATACTTGGGCAGACAGGGAGCGCAACTATAGCCGCCGGTTACGTCGGGGAGAACCTTGATATCAGCCTTGCGTCCGGCTCTGCGGTATCGCTGGTAGCGAATACGACTAAAACGGTGATATCCCGGCTTCTGAGCAAGGGTAAATGGGATATCAGCGGAGTAGTCAATTTCACCTTCGGCGCGACCACACAAGTATCAAGCCTTTTCGGTAGTTCGAGCCTTACAAACAACACGGCAGACAGTTACCAATTTAACCATCGGTGTGCAGCTTTCACGCCCGGTGCCGTTGATATGGGGTACACGATACCGCCGCGAGAGATAGATGTTGATGTACCAACGACCGTGTACTTAGTAGCGACGGCGGGTTTTACCACGAGCACATGCGCCGCATGGGGCCAGATGAGAATAAGGAGAATAGCGTAGATGGATGCCGTAGATTTACAACAATATTTCCCCGACTATGCGGTAGTAATAATGCGCAAGGCGACGGGCAGCACAAGCACACGGTACACTTTTCAGAAATCACCGTCCGGGGTAGACAACCTGTATTACGCTTACCAAAACCTGAATAAATCAGGTTTGCCGTATATGTGGGCGAAGGATTACTGGAAGAACAATGCCTGGTGTAGAGCAACGTACGGTGTATTGTTCATGGGCGATGACGGTAGCATTACAGAGACAGGAGACTGGACGGTAAGCACTACCGCTTGCACACCGGACACGATGCTCGGATACAGGAAGGCGGATGGTTCCAACACGGGCCTGGTGTGGTCATCCATCGGCGGATTGTCTAATATCCCGGAAATCAGGGAAATGGACGTGGTTCGCCAGAATACCCCCGGTGCGGCTATTACGAATTCAGGAAGCAAGGCGTACAGCAAGACCGGCTTGATAGAACATATCGAATCGTACACGGTGCCTTACGGCCGGGACGCAGCGGGCGTGTGGGGTGCAGGCAGTGGCAAGACGTATTACGACGTGATACGGATTGTCATGTACCACGGCACTAAAAACGCCGTGCCCCTGCCTGTCAGGTGCAACGGGCCTATATCAGCCAGCGGACCGTACTACCAGAGTTACAAGGACTACAGTTCGTACGCGATCGAATTGTATCTGGCGAAGGGGGTAGGGGTAATCCAGGAGAACACGCCGTTTATCGAGGATGCGAGCTACTGGGGTATGTCCAATTGCAACGGCGACATATTCAACAACCCCGGGTCTTGGGTTACTTACATAGACCCGCAACCCTAATGCCCACACCGCGGTTACCCGATTCGGATCTGATACACGCTTTAAACCTTGTTGAAGAATACGGTAGCGAGCACCTGGCAGAAAAAGCCGGGTGCGGCATACCTAGCGCAACGCTTCGTCATCGTGCACATAAAGCCCGGTTAGCCGGGCTTAAACCTACCTTTCGTAAAGAAGCCCCGCGCATACACACCCGCCAACGCCTGGGGAAAATGCATTTGGTTATCCCGGATGCGCAGGTTAAGGACGGTGTGCCGATACAACATATGGAGTGGATCGGGAATTTCATAACCGAAAAGAAGCCGGACGTAATAATCAATATCGGCGATTTCTGGGACTTCGAAAGCCTGTCGAAATACGACAAGGGCAAGTTACCTTTCGAGGGGCGGCGGTACGTGAAGGACGTGAATTCCGGCCGCAAGGCCATGGAAAAGCTATTAAAGCCTATCGACGATTACAACCGTACGGTGAAGGTTAAATACAAGCCCCGTAAGGTGTTCACGTTAGGGAACCATGAGATACGCCTTTCTCGACTGGTTGACGACAACCCGGAATACGAAGGGAAATTTTCCCTTGACGAGTTGGGGATTAAGGAATACGGATGGGAACAGTACGACTACCTGAAGGCGGTCAAGATCGACGGCATCAAATACGCGCACTACTTTACCACGGGGTCTAAGGGGTATCCCGCAAGTTCCGCCAGGGCGATGCTCATGAATGAACAATCGTCTTGCACGATGGGGCACAACCAGAAATTCGACGTAGCAATTCACCCTAAAACGCTTTATACCGGGTTATTTTGCGGTACGTGCTACCTTCACGACGAGAGATACTTGGGGCACCAAGGCAACAGTCAGAAGCGCGGTATCGTGGTAAAACATGAGGTAGAAGACGGCGTGTACGACATGATGGTGGTTTCATTAAAATATCTGGAAAAGGCATATAGTTGACAGATGTTTGAAACTATGAATGGTACAATTGCGGGGTACGTTAAACGACGACATTTTACAGGAGACATAAAATGGTCGATTTCAATAAGGCGGTAGGAGATGCAGAAAAAGTAAACACAAACTTCGACAGTGAAATGGACCCGCTTCTGGTTAAATGGGCGAAGTCGGATTACTCCGGTGCTATCGCTTGCGGGTTCGGTTTGGTTCTGTTGTCGATCGGTTTCGCACTCGGCAAGCTTTTTTAAAATCATGCAGCACGACATAAATATGACAGCAGTGGGAACCGCGCCGCCGGCGGCCATTTACTTATGGCATAAATTTATAGACGTGTTACCGGACTTCATCCTCGTAACCACTGCTATTTATGGCGTGCTGAGTGTAGCCCTGATGGTAAAGAAGTTAAAGGCTAAATGAGCAAACCACGAACGGCAATAGCGGCATTTGCCCTGTCTGCATCGGCATTTGTCGGGTTAACCGTGTTGGAAAACTACCGGCCAGTAGCGTACATGCCAACCCCCGATGACGTACCCACCATAGGGTTCGGGACGACGGAAGGCGTGAAGATGGGGGATACCATAACGCCCCCCAAGGCACTGGTACGCGCGCTATCCGACGTGCAGAAATACGAAGGGGCAATTAAGCAGTGCGTTAAGGTGCCATTGCACCAGTATGAATATGACGCCTTTGTGAGCTTTGCCTACAACATCGGATCGGGTGCGTTCTGCGGATCAACGCTAGTAAAGGTATTGAACGAGGGGAGGTACGCCGACGCTTGTGCCCAGATATCCCGCTGGAACAAGCAGGCCGGGAAAGTGTTACCGGGGCTGGTGAACCGCCGTAAACACGAACGTGCTATTTGCGAGGGGTTAGCCTAATGGCGAGAATGCCTGACGCGGTAAAAGGTTGCGTTACTATGGAATGGCTGGAACAGGGTAAGGTCGCGCTATTCCGGTCGCACCTGAAAGAGTTCAGCGGACCGGCCCCGTATGATGGTGTATGCGTTGTACAGGTACACGCTACCGATTCATGCGAGATAAAGGGAATGTTGTCCCTGGATATGGGACGTGAAAAGATGCTTACCGGATACCGTGCGGTATGCGGGATGATGAAAGAACAAGGTTATACCGGCGTGCGGATGGAAACCGTAGACGAAGACGGCAATCTCCATGTCTGGGTAGACGGAAAACGGAAGGGGGTAATACCATGCCAACAGTGTTAGTTTTACTTTTAATAGCCCTCGGATCCGCTCTCGTTGGTGGCGGCATTGGTTGGTCGGTGAAGGGTTGGAAGGACGGTGCCCATGTTGCCGTGGTGGAGTCGCGGGATGTGGTTCTCACTTCCGCGAACGAGAAGTGCTCGATCGATATCGATGATGTGCAGAAGGGCGTAAAGTCGGTAACGGAATATGCGGCCGCGCGCATGAAGGCAGCGGAAGACGCAGCCGCCAAGGCAACAGCGAAAGCCGGTAAGCATTCCGGTAACGCGATTACAATCATGGCCGCACCGCTGCCACCGGAAGACGAGCAGTGCGTAGCGATAAAAGAGGAGCAGGAAAAATATGTTCAAAGCCGCCATACTGGTTCTTAGCCTGGCCGGGTGTGCCGGTCCGGTAGTTCAAACGAAGGTAATTGAAAAGCCGGTTCCGGTACCGTGTGAGGTACAGTTACCTGAAGAATGTAAAGACGCCTACGCGGTGGATCGGGTATCGCCGCGCGACGATCCCGTGACCATAAACCGCGCATTCCGGGCGGAGATCGAGGAAAGGACCGCCTGCCAGATCAAGTTACTGGCAGCGTTAAAGGGGTGCAATAAAAGACTTAATTAAGGAACTTTTTATCATGTGTTAAATACCGAACATTGCACATGATAAAAATATGGGTATAATTACTCCCGCGTACCGACATCCTGTCGGTTACGAATCCCACCTAAGAGGAGTAATAAAATGTTCGTATCCGCAGCCCTCATGCAGAAAGACGCTGTAAGTACCAAAACCAAGACCAGTCCCGAGAAAGAAAACGGTATACTGATCGCTACCGATGTAGCGAAAGCGAAAAGGGGGAAGGGGATAGTACACTTCGTTCGCATCCGTATTGGTAGCGAACTGGCGAAGAAAGCCAAATTCGAACCCGGGATGAAAGTTGATTTGCTGATCGGTAAAGATGAGGACGAGGGTAAGGGTATGCTGGTCCGGGTACCGCCCGATCATGAAACCGGTTGGATCCTGGCAGGGCTACGCAGAACCGCGGCCGGGGAACAGCCTTTGCAGTTACGCTACACCTGGCACGTGAACCATCCGTCCATCGCGGAACCCGCCCTGAGCACCGAAGTCAAGGCGTCGTCGAAAGAGGGAATATCGTTCCGGTTCCCTGAAGGCACGAAGTTTAACGAGTTGGCCGTGGAAACTGAAGCCCAACCCGAATTGATGTTCCGTCGCCGGTCCACGGATAAACCCCACCGGAAGGTGGCTTAATAAAACTCGGTATTGCCCTGGTACTGTTCTTCATATCAAGACCGCTGTAGCGGCAAAGAATAGTATCGGGGAAACCAAAGTAAACAGCAGGGCCCACAGCATTCCCTCGTCAAGCCGCGAAAATCCGCCTTCCCCCGATAAAAGTTTCTGCCACCAGCTACGTTTCATCCGGTACCTCTTCCCCGAATTTGCTGGCGACGTAAGCGCGCATTGCGGCGGTGAGTGGGGTTGACCCTGAATATTCGGTATCGCCTTGCGCTTGTTGCCAGGATTGAGAAAACCATACCCCCGGTTCAGGGTCTTTAGAATCGATGTGGCAGTCCGGGTAGATGCTAATACCTTCCCTCTCAATAATCGGCCCGCCCTGTGACCAGTCAGCTGAGGGGGAAAACTTGCTGGCAGCAGAAGCATTACAAGTTCTGTGCGCGAAACACACCCCGATCCGTATATGTGCGTAACGCATACCGAAAGACTTCGCCACCCAGTAATCCAATTCCGCCTCGCTTAATTCCGATACTTTTTTACCCACCTGTTTTCTCCTTTATGACATTGCCGTGCGGATTTTTCTGCCTCACATCTGCGTTTTTGGCACTTTATTGCACTTTTTGCAGTTCGTAACGTACTGATTTATATAGGAATCAATACCCTCCCGAGTAACTTAAAATCCCTCGGGGAAACCCTTGCCGGTTCGATTCCGGCTCCGGGCACCAACAAAATCAACGACTTACGGCTCGTACCCCTCGGGGGTATCACTGGGGGGTGCGGATTTTTCTGCCACAGGAAAGACCGCTTCAAACCATTCGTTAACGTCCGCCTTCATCTCGTCGCATACTTTCGGGTCTTCCAGGGCGGCCGATAACCACGCACCGACCTTTTCCGAAGCGGTTCTTATCTTTCGTAATTCTTGGCACTTCCTCGCGGCCATGCGCCCGTAAAATCCCGGGTCGAACGACCCCTGAAATAATTCGTGCACTACATGGGGTTCAAATACCATCGTCCCTACCGGTGCGGATTTTTCTGCCGCGTCCTTGAAATAGTTATCCGCGATAGCCTGATACACTTTCATGTCTTCGGGTGTTGCTGGCTGCATCTCCTGCTCTGATGGTGTTTCCATTACTCCTCCTCAGTTTTTAAAATCGGCAACCCCAAAATCAATTTTTTTACCCGTTCGGGATAAAGATGCGAATACCTGTCCGTCGATTGAACCGAATCGTGGTTCAGCACGTTCCCCACTTCCCCCAGCGTGGCACCGGTTGACAACAGGGCGGACGCGAGCGAATGCCTCTCGTCGTGGATGCGTATGTGGCTCATTCCTGCGGCGCTACGAGCGGCCCAAAACCTTTGGTAGTAGTACGAGTCACCCCACTGGAACGGAATGAACTGTAGCGCCCAGGATGCGTTAGGATGCACCGGGATCATGTGCGGGGTACCGTTCTTGCTGTCCGGGATACTGATCCACGGCTGGCCGTCCGCCACCAGGATTTGGTCGGCCTTCAACGTGAGTATTTCCGACCGCCACCGCAGGCCCGTGTAAAAGGCGAGGGTAAGCAGGGCTCGTGTTTCGGTATCTTCGCAGTGCGTGAGCAGCTTATGGTGGAACGCATCCTGAGTTACATAGACGTGCCGCTTGTTGTTCACCTTCGGCATTATCATCTTGTCGGTGTAATCCCGATCCCCTAGATCGTGGTCGGTGTACGCATACCGCACCGCCGCCTTCAGATAAGCCAACCGGTTTTTGACGGTGGCGGGTGCCAGGTGCGGATTTTCTTGCACATATTTTTTAGCGACGGCACCCAGCGCGTCCAACCGCTTCCCGGTAATGTAGGGCAGAAGGTGCGCCATATCCTGGGCGGCTTTGGTACCGTTCTTTAAATGCGGTACTTTGTGCTCGATGTATAGCTGCACGGCTTCGTCTATCTCGGGGATTGGTTTCTCGATGCCGCTTGCGACGGCATACAGGCGGGCGCTTTCCTGTTGGTCAAATGTTCGGGCTTGAGTTTCACTCCAACCTTTAGGAAGGAGTTTAGAAGTGCGGTACCGTTCGCCGTTGGGAAGCTTCCGGTTGAATTCGAAACGCCAGCATTTCTTACTTTTATCGTATCGGATCGGCATGATTGTCTGAAGGCGTCCAGGGACGCCGTATCGAAGCGCGTTACGCGCGGGCCGTATATGATACGAGGGATTTTTCC